ATGATGCTAGAAGATTCAAAAGATCTTTTAGATAATGTTGAAGTAACAACAATAGCTGATCAATGTTTGAAATTAAAAAAACTTCAAGATGATATTGATAAAGCTGAAGAACATGTAATTGAGTTAAAAAAACAAGCTGACGAAATTAGTTCAAAGGTGATACCTGAACTCCTAGCAGAACAGGGTTTATCATCTTTGAAACTTGCTGATGGTTCATCTGTTACGGTTAAAAGAGAGTACCGATGCACCCTACCTAAAGAAGATGATAGGAGACAATCAGCATACCAATGGCTTCGTGACAATGGGTTAGGAGACATTATTAAAAATAATGTTATTGTAACCTTTGGTCGTGGAGAAGACGACAAGGCGAAACAATTGTTAAACCTTGCAGCGTCAAACGGTTACTCACCAAGTCAGAAATCTGATGTGGCGTGGAACACTTTGACAGCTTTATTTCAGGAGCGTGTCGAGTCCGGACTTGACATGCCTTCTGATGTCTTTAGTACTTGGATTAAAGACACAACTAAAATAACAAGAAAATAATGGAGAAAATAATGATGGCTAATGAAGCGATGGTAAAAAAGAATACCAATAGCTCTGTAGCTTTATTCGGAGATGATCTGGATAAAGGTTTTGAAAATATGACGCAACAAGATTTTGCGTTACCTTTCATCAGAATATTGGGACAGCTATCACCACAGGTAACTGAAGGTGATGCTAAATATGTAAATGGTGCTAAACCAGGCAACATTTACAATACAGTAACAAATGAATTATATGATGGTAAGAAAGGCATCAATATAATCCCTTGTTACTACAAAAAAGACTATCCAGAATGGACAGATCGTGGAGAAGGAGCTGGAGCACCAGTTGCAGTTCACTTACCAAATAGTCCAGTGATAGCTACAGGTAAGAGAGATGGTTCTAAAGTTAGATTACCAAATGGTAACTATCTAGAAGAAACAGCTTCTTATTATGTAATGGTTGAAACTAAAGCAGGTGGTTATACTCCAGCTTTAATCACCATGAAATCAACACAGTTGAACGTAAGCAAAAAATGGAACGCTATGATGAAGACTGTTCAAATCTCTGATGGTAAAGGAGGTTATGCGGTTCCACCAATGCATGGTGTTATATATAACCTACAATCTATCTTACAAAAAAATGATAAAGGTAGTTGGTATGGTTGGGTAGTAACACAAAACCGAATTCTAGAATCAAAGGATAAATCTTTGTACTTAAGTGCAAAAGGTTTTTCTAATGATGTGCGAAAAGGTAGTGTGCAAACTAAGGCTGATGTAGAAGAGATAGTTAGTGAGAACGTGCCGTTCTAATTAACTTTAACGAGCCCCTAGCAATAGGGGCTCAAACTAATAGGTTAGCGTGAAAGAGAAGTTTAAAGAAATATTTAGTGGACTACAGTCTGCGTACGGAACATATTTGAAAGCGGAACGCGGAGAGAATGGTAAGATTAAAGGTAAAGCTCTTATTGTTCGTAAACCAATAACAGATAATCTTTGGGAAGATCATTTAAAAGGTGTAGAGCCTGCACTTGGTATTATTCCAATTAATGAACAAAACAATTGTAAATGGGGTTGTATTGATATTGATCAATATAATTTAAATCACAAAGAATTAATTAATAAAATAAACGATTTTAAATTTCCACTTATAGTATTTAGATCTAAATCTGGTGGAGCACATATATTTTTATTTACTAAAGAATATATACCAGCAGCACTTATGCAAACAACATTAAAAAAAATGTCTAATGCATTAGGTTATGAAGGTGTTGAAATATTTCCTAAACAAACGGAAATACTTGTAGAACGTGGGGACACAGGTAATTTTTTAAATCTTCCCTACCACAACCAAATGAAAGGACTACGTTATGCTTTTAATGATGAAGGCAACGCTATCTCATTGGAGGAATTTTTTAAGCTCTATGATTTACGCTCGTGCGAACGGTATCAAATTGAAAACATACAAATCTCGGAAAAGAAAATAGATGAGGCATTTGTAGATGGACCACCTTGTTTAAATAAATTAGCTAAACAAGGATTTGGAGAGGGTTCAAGAAATAATGCATTATTTAATGTTGCTATATATTATAAACAAGCAACACCAGATGAATGGCAAGATAAAGTAGTTGCTGCTAATCTTAAATATATGAACCCTCCTCTAAATAATAGTGAAGTACAACAATTATTAAAATCTTTAGGTAAAAAAGGTTATGATAAATATAGATGTAAGTTACCTCCAATTAGTGATGTATGTAATTCTAAATTATGTAGAACTAAAAAATTTGGTGTAGGATTTGAAGATGAACAAATGCCAGTACTTGGTAATTTAACTAAATATGATTCTAGCCCACCACAATATTTTTTAGATGTAGGTGAAGGCGAAAGTCAAAAAAGAATACAATTAAAAGCAGAACATTTAGCTAATCCTATTTTATTTTCTTTAGCAATGTTAGAAAAATCTGATTTAGTTATACCTAAATTAAAAGAAAAAGATTGGAGAGAATTTTATTTAAAACCTTTAGTAGCTTCTATGCAAGTAACTCCAGCATTAGAATCATTAGATCCTGTAAATCAAATTATGAGTCTATTACAAGATTGGACTACTAACAGACAGAACGCAAGAACAATAGAAGATATTTTTAATAAACTTCCTTATACAGACGACAAAAGAGAATATACTTATTTTAGAATAGATGATTTTTTTAATTTTTGTAAAAAGAATCATTGGGAAGAAGATAAGATAACAACAGGTCGTTTAATAAGACAACTAAAAGATATTTTTGTTGCTGAAATTAGACAATCTATTAAAGGACAAGAACCTAGATTGATTAAAATTAAAACAATGAAAAAAATTAATCCAACTATTTCTCAAGTTAAATATCAGGAGCAACATTTTTAATGATAGGTATAAATTGGTATCTAAAATATAGATTGTTAAAAGAAGAATACGAAAAGATTAAATTACAAAAAGAAATATTAATGAGAAGATTAAAAAAGTATGAAGACAATAATTTTAGGACCACCGGGAACAGGTAAAACAACCACTTTGTTAAATTTAGTAGAAGATTTTATTAAACAGGGGGTTAAACCAAAAGAAATAGCTTATTTTTCTTTTACAAAAAAAGCAGCTAATGAAGCGGTAAATAGAGCATTAGGAAAATTTAATTTAACAATTAAAGATTTAATTTATTTTAGAACATTACATTCATTTGCATTTAGATTATTGGGTATGACTAAAGAAAAAATGATGGGTCAAGATGATTATAAAGAGTTTGGTAGATTATGTAATATACCTATTAATACTGCAAAATTTTCAGAAGAAGATGGTTTATTTAATTCAGATAATGAATATTTAACTATTATGAATACAGCTAGAGTTAAAAAAATGGATTTATTAAAATATTATGATTCTAGAAAAAATCTAGTAGATGTTGAAAGAGATACTTTATATTTATTAGATCAAGAACTTAAACGATTTAAAAAAGAAAAAGGATTAAAAGATTTTACTGATTTATTAGAAGATTTTATTGAAAGAGATACATCTCCATCTTTTAAAGTATTATTTATAGATGAAGCTCAAGATTTATCGCCTTTACAATGGGATATGGTTAGAAATATATGGAATAAAGCAGAAAAGACTTATATTGCAGGAGATGATGACCAAGCCATTTTTAAATGGGCTGGAGCTGATATAGATCACTTTATAGCATTAAAAGATGAGGTAGATGAAATAAAGACTTTAAATCAGTCTTATCGTATTCCTGGTGGTCCTATTCACGAATTATCGCAAAAAATTATATCTAAAATAAAGAATAGATATGAAAAAACTTACAAACCAAGACAAGAAACAGGATTATTAAGATATTATACTGATATAACACAAGTTAATATGTCTGAGGGAGATTGGTTGGTTTTGGCTTCAGCTAATCATTTTTTAGATAATGTAAAAGAATTATGTGAATTACAAGGTTGGTATTATCAATATAAAGGAAAAAATTCTATTTCTATTGATTTACTTGTTGCTTTAAGTAATTGGGAAGATTTTAGAAAAGGATCAGCTTTAAATTATTTACAAATAAAAAATATTTATAATTATTTAGGAACAAATGTTGAACAAAATTATAGAGATGTTAAAACATTAAAAGCAGAAGAAAAATATTTAATTTCAGATTGTTTACAGAATCATGGTTTACTTTCTGATAAAGTATGGTATGAATCATTCGAAGGTGTTGATACAATTACTGAAAATTATATTCGTAATATGAGAGCAAATGGTGAGAAGATAAATAAAATTCCTAGAATTTTAATGTCTACAATACACGGCGCTAAAGGCGGTGAACGTGATAAAGTTTTAGTCCTATTAGATTTAACAAACGCAGCAATTCAACAAGGTGAACAAGATCCTGATGATTTGCATAGATTATTTTACACAGCATTTACAAGAGCAAAACAAGAATTGCATATTGTAGATCCACGAGATTTCAACAAGGCATACATGATATGATGTTACAGAATGGGGAGAAGAGGACACTTTTAAAGGATAGTGGTAGGTTCTTGCAAAGGCGTAGTTGGTTCGGGACTTTTCATCCCCTGATTTTGTATAATCCTGTTAAACCAACAACTACCACATTAATTTAATAAAAAAATAAATGACTAATAAAACATTTTTTAAACAAGTTGGTGGTTCTCATTATAAAACAATGAAGATACAACCATCTAAATTTATTAATGAAAATAATTTACCTTTTGCAGAAGGTAATGCAATTAAATACATTTGCAGACATAAATTAAAAAATAAAAAAGAAGATTTACTTAAAGCAATACATTATATCGAAATGATAATAGAAAGGGATTACAATTAATAATAAAATATGACTAGAACATATCAAAAACCATTATTTGCACCAGAAACTGAATGGGTAATGCCTGAAGAATTAAAAGATTTAACTGGTCATAAAGAAATAGCTATAGATTTAGAAACACATGATCCAGATTTAATTGAACTTGGTTCAGGCAATGTTACAAAAAGAGGTAAGATTGTTGGTATTGCAATAGCTGTTGAAGGTTGGGTAGGTTATTATCCAATAGCACATGAACTTGGTGGCAACATGGACGAACAATTAGTCTTACGTTGGTTAAAAGATTTAGTATCAAAAGAAGATGTTACTTACATATTCCATAATGCAATGTATGACGTATGTTGGTTACGTTCTTATGGTATTCATATAAAAGGTAAAATTGTAGATACTATGATAGCTGCTTCTATTATTAATGAAAATAGAATGAGTTATCGTCTTGATACTTTAGCTAAAGAATATTTAGGATTAGGAAAAAATGAACAAATTTTAAATCAAGCTGCCAAAGAATATGGTTTAGATCCTAAAAAAGATATGTGGCGATTGCCTTCTATGTTTGTAGGTCAATATGCTGAACGAGATGCAGAAGCAACTCTTAAATTATGGCAAAGACTTAAAATAGAGTTAGACAAAGAAGAAGCGTGGAATGTATTTAATTTAGAAACAAAATTATTTCCTTGTTTAATAGACATGCGATTTAAAGGAGTTCGTGTTGATCTTGAAAAAGCTACCATTATTAAAAATAATCTTATAGAACAAGAAAA